CTGCAGGTTTGTCTGGACCACTTGAGTCTGTAGAAGATCAAGAGAACGCTTTTCTTAGAGCCTATCAAGCCACAGACCAAGCTAGTTTTGATACAGAACTTGCCAACCTAATTAATTATATGGGGGGCAGTACATCCCCAAGTATTGATGACAAGTTTAATATTACAGTAGGTAAAGGTTCAGTTATTACAGAACCAGAATTTAGAAATATAAATAACATTCTAGGTGATGCGCTTTCTCCCATATATGGTCAAGCATTTAAACGAAATAGTGAGGGTGACTGGTATGTAAATACGCAGACTACTGGTGGTGTAGAAGTTCAAAATCTATTTAATGCTTTAAGCTTTAAAGTAAAAGACCTAGCCTTAGATCCTTTTAACAAGCTTGGTACAGTAGATGCTGCCCAACTTGTAGTTGAAAAAATTACACCCTCTTATAACATACCTGCTACAACAGTAACAGAAAATTTAGAACAAGCTCTTCAAAGTGATGATCCAACTGCTTACTGGAATACATTTAGGACTACTCAATAATGGCGACTTACCTAGAAGAAATTGAAGAAAAAGATTTCATGGATCTCCTTGGCAATGAAGAATTTGAGAAGGACTTAAAGTCTTTCTTTCAGGGTGGGCGATACACATACTCTGATAAAGAAATAGAAGATACTGAAAAGTTAGCAAATGATTTTGTTCAACACATGCGTTGGCAAAACATGAATGAGAGCACTGCAATCTTTGACTTAAACTACGTTAAGAGAGGTGTTGGTTATGACGCAGACAACACTACTGATGAAGGTCTCCTGGCTTTTGGGAAGCTAATGAATGCGTATGATAAGTCAGATGGTGGGGGTACTGGTGTTATTGAAGGAGCCTGGGATTACTTCTCTGCCCTTGCTGCTTCTCCTTCTACTGCTATTACTGTAGGAACATTTGGCTTTGGTGTTGGATCAAAGCTCCTAGCAAAGGCTGCGTCTAAAGCAACACAGATGAGCATTAGAAAGTACGCTCAGAAAATGTTGGAGTCAGGGATTGCAAAGCAAACAATTAAAGAGGGTGTTAAAACAAATACTGTAAAGAGTGCTGCTCTAAAAGCAGGAGGTATTTCTTTTGTACAAGAGGGTACTCTTGGTGGCGTTGGTTCTTATGGTAGAGGTGAAACAAAAGAAGAAGTTATAGAAGGCTATGAGTATGGACTAGGTGATCTTGCTTTAGATGCAACAATAGATGGAACCCTTGGCACTGTTCTTGGTGGTTTTAGTGGAGCCTGGACTCAGAGTGCAAAAAATAAAGCTATGGATATGATCGTTGATCAGGCTGAGAAAGCAAACATTAAGTCTGAAGAAGTTGCAAAGGTAGCCTTAGATAGAATCAAACAAGCACAGAAGTCTGGTAACAGTACCATTGAGATCAATGAAACCATGACCTCTATGGCAGATCTTGCTGCTGTTCTCAGGGCAAAAAATCAGAATATAAAATTAGATAAGTTACCAGAAGATCAAGTAGCTCTTGGAAGAGAAATCTTTGATCGAATGTTGGATGCTGCAGACAATACTGAGATTGCTCCTGGGTTAGACATGAATGCCATACGAGGTATTGCAGCAGCAAGTATTGAAATGAGAGAAGTTTTAAAAGTAAAACCTGGTCAAAGAATAACAGAGGCTGTTTCAGAAGGTCTTGAAAATGGATCAATATCAAATCAACAAATATCTGAAATAAGAAAAAGATATAACCTAACTGCTCAAGAGTTGTCCTACGTGTGGATGGCAGAACTATCTAGAGCAGGTTCTATCCTTGCTGAGGGTTCAAAAATTAAGAAAGCAATTGTGGAGAACATTGATGTTCTTTCTAGTAATGGTGCATCAGTGTTTACTGGTAATCAAATCCTTGACACAATTAACGAGGCTAAAGGCAAAGGTTTATTAGATAAGTCTGCTGACTTTGCTCGAAATCTTGATGGTATGCGTATTGCATTTATGACTTCTCAGCTTGGAACAACTGCAGCTAACGTAGCTACAGGCGTAGGCAATACTTTCATTGATATGTCAGATGCTTTCTGGAAAGACATAATGAATGTTACCCTGGGGGTGCGAGGCGCAGATGGACAAGTACAAAGACGATGGACAGGAAACACTCTTTCTATTCTCAAAGGATTTACAGTAAACAAAAAAGAGTCTGAAGTTCTTTCTGCTATGTTAATGGAGGATGCACCTGCTGAGTTTACACAATTATTTTATGAGTCACAAAGAATAGGTGACGCTGTTAATTCTAACAGTCTTATGTCAAAGGCAGGTAGATTTTTTAACACTCTGAACATGGCAACAGACTCAGTGTTTAAACAGGGTTCACTCTATGGGGCTGTTGATAGAAGACTACGAGAGCTAAATAATCCTGCCCTTGGCAGAAACTTTAAGGAATACTTAGAGATACACACAGACTTAGAGGCACTAAGATCCTCTGGCATTTTGTCTGAAGCTACAGACTACGCAAAACGATTTACTTTTCAGAGGGACTATAGGGGTGACAACTCTCTCTTTGGTAGAGGTGCTCAAGAGATCCAAAGGCTACACAAACAATATCCTTTTGTCATCTCCTCTGGTTTAGACATGCCATTTCCTAGATACTTAGCAAACCACTTAGAGTACATCAATGACTACACACCAATTGGTATTGTCACTGGTGGTATGGATAAGCTAGAAAATATCATCTACAAAAATGATACTAAAAGTAAAAGATTTGTGGGTGACATGTTTAAGACTGGCAGAGACAGAACTGCACGTCAGATGACTGGTACTATGCTTACGATGGGTGGTGTCTGGGCTGCTGTAGAGAAGGGTGGTGAAATAGACTACTCAAAGTTTGACATCACTGGCACAGGAGATGAAACAAACGTAGGACGTGTGGCAGGACCATGGGCTGCTAACCTTTTGATTGGTGACTGGATCTACAGGTCTGGGGTTCTGGGTGATGCAATGATTGCTGCAGGATATGCTTTACCTGAAGGTATGCCCACCACAGATAATCCTATGCAGTGGGGATCAAAGGGAGTTAAGAATGTAGCAGATGTTCTTGGTGGAATGACTGACCTCAACTTTGATCTAGATCTTCTACGTGTAATGGGGCAATCTATTTACGAGGGTAACTGGACTGAGGAAGCACAGAAAAAAGCAGGAAATATATTTGCTACCTTTACTTATCCTGGGACTATTGCCAGGGACGTAGCAGGTCAGTTAAATCCTGACGTTGCAGGTAGTCCTTTTACTAGGGACGTAAGGGGTGGTCCTGAGTACACTGATAAAGAGTTGGAAGACAATCCAGAACTAGGGGTTTCTATGTTTGGGGAAAGAAACTTTCTTTTGGATATTGTTTCTAGTCAGACAACCATCATGCAAGCTACTAGGTTTATGATGGACATGAATGCATTTAGTTTGACACAATCAAATAGAAAAAAAGAAGGAATAGATCTTAAGAAGTATTCTATCCTTACCTCCAGGCCTACAGGATCTTACAATCCTATAGCAAGACAGTTTGGTTTTAATCAAGAACCACCTAGCACTGACCTACAAAAAGAGTTTACTAAACTTGGAATAAATGAGTTTCAAATTTTTAACAAAGGCATGGTTAAAAACCCTGCTGTTCATTACGCTACCTCAAAATACTTAGCAGTAGGTGATAAGAATAACCCACCTCTTCATGTGAAGTTTAACGCATGGAGAAAAAAACCACTCCCCATTTATGATGGTTTGTATAAGGGTCAAACTTATGATCAGTTAACTGACCCTGCAGTAAAGGAACGAGCATTAAAACAATATTTTTTAAGCCCTTACATTAATCAAGCTATAGACAATAATACTGAAGCATTTAGAAACATGGTGAGCACAAACTCTGGAATGAAAAGGGCTGCAGGTTTTTACAGAAACTTGTACGTGTTGGAAAATACAGCACTTAAAAAGCGTAGTGGTAAAACATTTGATGATGTAATTAGACTGTACTCAAACAGCCCTGACTACAAGTTTGAAAAGAAATACGATACTGCCAAAGATTTTATTGGAGACTCTTCAGGAATTGAAGAGGAAATTGTACGAAGAAAAATGTTAATAGAGTTTTCAGAAATATTCGATGATGGATCTGGCGATGCTCTAATGGTTGAGGAGGGGAACTTCCCCAGACTGTACGTAACAGACTAGAAAAAACCCCCAGTTAATTCCTGGGGGTTTAGTTTAAGACGATTTATCTTTATTCTTTTTATAGTCAAGCATCAGACAGGAATAACAGAATGCTTGATTAATGATCTCGTCTGATCGTAGGTACTTCCCAGATGCTGCCAGTAAACCTGACAGTGCTGCACCTGCAAAGTAATCCCTAGTTGATACATCATCACTAGGAATCTCTTCTTTGATAAACTCTTGGGCTTCTTGCTCAAGGGTTTTCTTTTTTGTGGGCTTACTCATTCTCTTCTTCAGCCCTCTCTATTAAAAACTCTATGTTCTGTATGGCTTTCTCTAGATCCTGGATGCCACCCTTAGTACGCCAACGAGAGACATACTTAACAACGTTACCTTCACAGAAGTCTAGTTCATTGGCTAAGATATAATCAATAGGTTCTATAGCTAAGTTCTGGTAGTGTGTGCCACCAACTTGCTTTCGTTTATCAGTCATACTTCCACCACATGTTTCGCATATTCTTTAACGTAGTCCAAGGGAAGGATAGTAATAAGATCTTCTTTCCCTGGGCGAGAGTACAAACAGAAGTTACCCTTGTTCTTGTAGGAACACCTGGTTCTTAGGTCGTCAATAATATCTTCAGGATCTACCAGGTAATAAGAATCCTCAGACCTAACAGCTATCATTCGTTCTATGCCATTAGGTACGCCCCAACCCTGTTGAGATTTATTATCAGGTGGACGCTTAACTGTTTTTAATTCCCACCAGATTGTGAAGTCCACTGGTCCTTTGTGAGACCTACGTTTACCAGACTTAACATCTACCTTTCCAAATTCTTTATCAAGAACATCCCAGTGTTCGTTAACATCTTCTTCAAAGTTAGCCTTACGAATAAAATTATCACCTCGTAGTCTAATAAACTCTTGCTCTGCTTCATTGCCTTGAGCCATATTTCTTTTTTTAATTTCAGATTTCACTTGCCTTGTCCTCTGTATGGTTTCGTTGACCTGCGTTTATGTTTATTCATAGAACCAAATTTAATTGAAGAGATCCTCTTTGACTGAGAAGTTTTCTTTTTTGTAGGCTGATGAGCCTTGGCTGCTACTCCTACAATCTGTACCTTAGCCATGATGTTTTCTCCACTTGAGTTCTGCAAGCAACATTGTCTGCTCGTAGTCAGACATTACCATCCAATTTCTTATTTCGTCAATAGTTCTTTTACATCCTGTGCAAAATCCTTCATCATCTATCTCACAAACTTTGATGCAGGGTGAGGGAGTGCTCCCAAATCTAGGAGCAATCCTTCTTCTTACATAGGGCATACTCATGTTACATACATAAGTCTTCATACAGAACTGTATAAAGTCTATGCTTGCTTTTGTCCCCACTAACGTACTTCTTTTTAAACCAAGTGATCATGTTATTCACACTTACGAAGTCCTGTAGCAGGGTCAAAGTAACAAGCACCACCCTCGTCTACAAAGTCCTGGGTCTCCTCAATATCATCTTCTTGGGTAACTTCCTCAGTGGGTGCTGCATTAAGAATACCAAATCGTTTTCCTGCTGCTCTGAATGTTGTACATCCAGAAGCACCACCATCATAAGCATCCATGTATACCTGCTTAAACTCTTCCCATGTAACTTCTTCACCTGTGTTACAGGTTTTAGAACAGGCTGAGTCAACAAAGCGAGATGCAGCATTCAATACTTTTACGTGATCAAACACAGATAGTTCATCTGCTGTCTTACCCTTAACTCCAAACACTCTGAATCCATAATCCTCTACTCGTTCAACCTTGGGTCCATCGAAGGTTTGGATAATTCTTTCTGTGTGATAGGCAAAGACTGGCTCAATACCTGAAGAGATGTTGTCTGCTGAGAGACTGATAGTTCCTGTTGGTGCAACAGAAAGAAGATGACTATTACGAATACCATGCTCCCCAATGAGATCAAATATGTGAGGAGGTAAAGACCTAGTAAAACCAGACTCAAGATAAGCTTTATCAAATAAAGGAAATGGACCCTTCTCAATAGCCAACTCAACAGACGTAGTGTATGCAACATCCCTAATCACTCCCATTATTTCTTCAAGAGTTTGTATGAAACGTTCACTACCATAATCAAAGCCTAGTGCTTCAATAGCATTTGCCACACCAGTAACACCAAGCCCCATCCTACGTTTACTCTTAGCTTCCTCTTCTTGTTCCTTCAGTGGGTAGGTTGCTCTATCTACAACGTTGTCCATTGCTCGTACAACATGTGGTATGTCGTTACGTAGTTGGTTCATGTTGAAAACAAACTTGTCCTCATGTTCTACAACGTACTTAGTTAGGTTAAAAGAACCTAAGAGACATGCACCATTAGGGGGAAGTGGCTGCTCACCACAGGGGTTTGTAGCTGCAATAGTTTCACAGTACTGTAGATTATTCTTCTTATTAATACGATCAATAAAGAGGATACCTGGTTCTGCCCAGTCCCATGTGCTGCGTAAGATTTGATCCCAGAGTGCAGTCGCACTTACAGTCTTGTAAACTCTATCCTCAAACTTAAGATCAAAGTCTTTGTCTTCCTTGACTGCTTGCATGAACTCGTCAGTCACACCCACAGAGATATTAAACTTTGTAAGCTTATCCTTGTTGTTTTTTGCAGTAATAAATTGTTCGATGTCTGGATGATCTACTCTTAGGACACCCATCTGTGCTCCACGCCTGTGACCTGCTGAAGAAATAGTATCACAGATAGCATCAAAGATTCCCATGAAAGACAGAGGACCACTTGATCTACTATCTAAAGAACGTATCAGTGCATTACGAGGACGTAGAGTAGAAAAGTCGTAGCCAATGCCACCACCTAGTCTCATTGTTTCTGCTGCACGTCTTGCAGCTTCCATGATACCATCCATGCTATCCTCTATCGTAGCAGAAACAAAGCAGTTGTAAGGGGTAACACGTCTTGGTGCTCCCATTGCAGACTGCACCCTACCTGCAGGAAGGAAGCGTTGATTGTACAAAATGTTTCTAAAGTTATTGAAGTGTGGCTCATTATCTTTGAGTGCTTCAGCAACCCTAGTCATTGCTTCTTTAAATGATTCTCCCTTACCACGATATTTCGTAGCATGTATCTCTTCTGAGAGTGGTTGCGTTGGTCCATAGTCCTGTTCTATATTTGGTATATTCATCTGTAGTCTCCTGATCCTTTTAATTTTCCACGTTTCTCTCTACTGTCTAGCTTCTTCATGTTTTCTTTTACTACATCATCAAGCTTTATATCTAAAAGATTTAGTATAGCTATGAAGTAAAAGAACATATCCCCTGCTTCCAGGGTAACACCCTGTTTATCTAAGGGTGTGTCATCTCTCTTATGTTTCTTTAGCTTTTCAAAGAACTCTCCTGTCTCTCCTATCAAACCCATAGTGTTCTCTAAGAATCTTTTATCACCAGAGGTAATCATTTTATTCTCTACCCACTCAGCGTAGTCCTCTAGATTAATTGGTTTGTTCTCCTCGAAAGCTTCAAAGTATCCCATGTCTTCTAAGTCTTGGTGCGTTAACATTATTTCTCCTTTGCATCTATTTCTATAATTTTAACATCGTCTAAATCATATATGGTGTCTCGAATTATTTCTTCAAGACTTGTCTTTGTACTATCTGAAGCAATAAAATTTGCGTCAGGATCTAACTCTAATAACATCGTAACCTCAAACAACACAGGAACCTCCAAGTTATATAGAAGAACCTCAATAGGTCAATCTATTCTTTTAACCAATCATCAGGAATTGTTTTTTCTGCGTATTGAAAACCATACTTTTTACACCAGTCTCCATAAGAAGACCTAGCACCCTTGTATAGTTTTGCTCTACTGTTTTGAAAAACAAAACGAATATCTAATTCAGGAAATTGTTTTGAAATTTCTTTGTGCTTACGTCTATCGTTTGCTACAAATCGTCCCTTGGTTTCTATAATTATACCATTGGGTAAAACAAAATCAGGTGTGTAGGTTCTTATTTTTAGATCAACCCACTTAATCTTTTCTTCTTCATACGTAAACTTAATTCCTTTAGATCGTAACTCTTTTGCTACATCATCCTCAAAGCCAGAACGATACCCTGCCTTTAAAGCTCTGGCTCTTCTATTCATAACCAGTCAGGTTTTTCAATAACAGTATAGTCACCCCAACCTGTGCTGTAGTCAGAATCTTTTTCTGCCTTTGCTATAACAGCTAAAGTTTTGTGCAGTTGTTTCATAGCCCAATGCATAACTTCAGAACTCATCAAATGAATATGTGAGAGATAGGGGGCAGACTTTTCACAGGCTATAAAAGAGAATTTATCTACGTCATAACCTGCTAACTTACATGCGTAAACATAGTGAGCACCCTGCAACAAGTATCCATACTTGAGACACTCTTTTAAAAATCCTCTTGGACTAGCGTCCTGTGTTGTCTTTACATCAAAGACTGTGTGTTCATCCTCAATCAATAAGTCTGGACGAGTCTTCAAAATTAATCCTGAGATAGGATCTTCTACAAAAATACTCACCTCGTTTAGTCTGTGTGGATGATTGAGATAGGAGGCACAAGAAGGATTACTTAGAGCACCCCTGGTTATACAGTTGGCTACGTTAAACTCTACCTCAGTAAGTAGTATCTGATCCTCAGCAAGGTTATTCTTCATCTCTTTAAAGGCAAGACTAGACTTAGTCTTTGGTCCTTTGACTACCAGGTTACGTTCTTTCTCCAGTAAGTTAGCATGGACAGCACTACCCATAGCAAAAGCAGGATTGTTAGGGTTACGTTTCTCACCCTTCCAGTGTGCCAAAGATTTTTTGTAGACTGCCTTTACAGCACTTGAAGATATACCACTGGTTGAGTGATAGTCTTCATTAGACATATCTGTTATAACGTTTTTGATATAGTTGTAGCTCATGTCTTTCTCTCTTCTTATAAAATAGCCCCCACCTAAAATGAACAAAAAGGTGAGGGCGTTTTCTTCTAGGGGAAAGGAACAGGAAAAACCTAGAAGGGTATTGAGTCCTGTGGTTCTTGGGAGGAAGTCGAAGACTTAGAACCACTAGAACTATTGGAGTGATCTGTAAACATTGAACGTGGTTGGGAGGAACCACCCTCTGATTCGTAGACCACATGATCAAGGACTTGAAGTCCAAGAAGCCTTGTACCCTTACCCATTGGGGTAGGATATATTTCAACTTTAATAATGCCCTCACTGCCATTACCAATGAGACCTTTATCCTGTAGATCCCAAGCCTTACCAGTTATATCAGCAACGATAGGAGCACCACCCTGCCAGTCATGATTGCCAACGTGAGGTCTATCAAATGTTACCTCAAAGCCACCATCAACTTTCTTTATTTTTTTCCTGCAGCCTTCTTTTTCTAAGGTCTTTGCAGTGTCCTTATCTGTAGTGACTGTGACTTTGTAAGCACCATCTGTTGCCTGGTGAAACTCTGCACGATCACGATTGGACTCGAATACTTTAGCCCAAGTAATTTTTCCTTTAACATCTATCTGTGTTGATGGCATATCGCCCTCCTTTTATTTACTGTTACTATATCTAAGGTCTATAACCCAATATGTCAATGGGTCTCAGCCCAATTTTTTCCTATGTCGTATGAGCCAGGTGTAGGAATCTTAAAACCTAAGTCCTGACCTACGTCTAGCATGGCTTGTGCCTGTATCTTTCCAAGTCTTTCAGCCTCTTCCTTTGTGCCTACTACTTCTACCTGGTACTCATCATGAATAAACCCTACCATCTTGAAGTTAATCCCTTCCTTACGTGCTCTGTCGTGCCAACGTAGGAGGGTGTATTTCATCAGACAAGCCTCACCATTCTGTAGAATACCTGCCAAGGCTTTGTGAGTACTAGGTACTTTTACCTGTCTTCCATCATAGCCCTTGAACCAACCATTCTCTCCAACTTGTTTTATGTATTTGTTCTTTAGATCATACAGACCTCCAATGCTTTGCTCGAAACGAATACGTGCATCCTGTGCTTCCTTCATACTTACCTTAAGGATCTGACCAGTCTTAGCTATCCCTGCACCTAGTAGCCAAGCATAGATAAAAGTCTTTGCCATATCCCTAGTACCTAGTGGTACATCCAGAGCATTTTTGTTGACGTTGTGAATGTCTGTCTCGTTTTCTTTCTTACCCTTCATGATAGCCTGAGCATACTGATCCTCATCATACATACGCCAGAGATAGTCAGCTAATACTCTCAACTGAATCCCATCAGCATCAGTACCAACTAGCCAAGAGGTAGAGGGTACAGTCCAACAGGCTCTGAGGTGTTGGTCATACTGCTTCTTTACTTCTTCTACTGGTGTCTTTGCATCACCATGAAAAGGAGCAGAGATGTTAGCTGTGTTAGGATCAGAGTGTGAGCACCTACCAGTCCAAGCACCAATGTTATTTATGTTACCATGAATACGTAGATCATCACCACACTGGCCTATCCACTCCACCAGTGAGCTTCTGCGTCCTTCTAGTGTCAGCCACTGGGCTAGAGCCTTTGCTCCTGTAGGTGCTGTGTCAGGTAGTGTGCCAAGGTTTGCTTCTGATACAGTAAATCCAAAGGTATCAAAGTGTTTCTTCTTTTGGTTGTAGAAGTCCTCATCCATAGCCTCTATTGACTTACCCCAAGGGTCTCCAATCTTTCTCATGAAGAACTTCTTTGCAGTCTCTGTCCTATCAACAGGATTCCAACCTGCATCCCAGAGTGCTTTGATACGATCCTTTGGTGAGCCAGGTTTAAACTCAATCCAGTCAGAACAAATAAGATCGTCACCCTCTACGCTAGTCAGGGCATACTTCTCCTTTGCCTTTGCAACTGTTGCCATCTCAGTACCATCCTTCTTGAGTCGATACTTCACACGATTGATCTCAGTCAGTTGTGGTGGGAAGTCTACCTGGAATTGCTCCTCTAAAGTATTCTTCTTCTGTTCAATAGAGTTGAGTAGAAACTCAGCCTTTGTCTTATCAAACTGAAAGCCATAGTATTTTGTACGTACCAGTTCTATCTGGACATCATGCTCTGTCCTTAAAGACTTACGCCAATCAGGACTCCAAATAATATCATGGAAGTGATTGAACAGAGATTCTGTAACCTCGATGTCTTGATACCAGTATTCAACCATCTCATTGCTGAACTTATCAAACTCATGAAACTCTCCTTTATGTTTGTTTAATCTTATTCCCCAGGCTTGTAGGCTGTGAGGTTTGTGAGCACCCTTTGGGATAGCTATGTTGTAGTCGTGAAGTCTACTGACTAGCAGAGTATCAACAACTTTTTGTGGGTTGATTAACCCTGGCTTCAACAACTTGTTAATCATTGGTGCATCAAACTGTAAGAAGTTGTGACCAACAATTAGGTCTGCTGATTCATACCACTGGATAGCGTTAGCCTTAGCCACTGGATCATCAAGGCAATTATCAAATCGACTGGTCTCTCCTGTCGATAGATCCTTACCACCACAAATCCAGAGCTTAGTACTGTTGTCCAAACCATTTGTTTCTATATCACTGACAAGTATTCTCATCCCTGGAATACAACCTCCTCTAGGATAGTTGTCTCAAGATCGTAGTAGACTGCCCCTGCATTTCCTAGCTTAGAGAATGGTCTGTTCTTATCAACTATAAACTGGGTGGTGTTACGTTCTGTAACATCCTCTGCTTCTGTGTCTCGCTTGAGCTTGATACAGATGATAGCCTCTTCTTCCAGGGATGCTGCATACTTGGTGCGCCCATCCTCGTTGACCTGAGAGATAAAGATAACACCAATGTTTAATTCCTTGGCAAGCTGTGCCATCCTAGCACCAAGAGTTGTCAGCGTACTAGTGGCTGCATCAACCCCAGAGTTTGACAGGTAGGCTAAACGCTGAACGTGATCTATGAATACGAACTCTGCCCCATAGACTGTGACTGCTGTCCTTACATGATCCAGTATCTTCATTGGATCTTCATGACTACGCATCTCAAAGGGAATAGTGTGTTCATCCCTTGCCATCCTCTGACCTGCATCAATTACTTGTCGCTCTTCAAATCCATTTGCTTGTGCATCCTCTTTGGTTCTGACATTCCATCCTAGTTCATAGGTTGCCATAGCTCGAAAGGTTGTAGACTTCATCTCTTCCATGTGGACTAAGCCAATCTTCACACCCTGTTCCAGGAGAGCACACTCGAAATACCTGGCGAGTTCAGTCTTACCCTGACCTCTCATAGCCTTGATGAATGTGATACCACCCTTAACCATACCTCGTAGCTTTTCATCTAAGCCAGAGTGTCCAGTAGGTACATACTCGTAAGGGTTTTCGTAGAGGATTGCTTTCTCTACTTCCAAGTCACCTACAAAGAAGTTGTCAGGACTGAATCTTTGAGGCTTGAGTGCTGCCCACTTAAGATCTTCACCATCACCCTTCATCAAGAACTCATTGGCATCCTTCCACTTGGACATAGGAACGTAGTAAAACTTGTCAGGCATTGTGCTGTATAGTTTCTCTGCTGCTGCCTTGCCTGTGTCATCAGACAACTCACCTGCGTAGACCACCATCTCAAAACTGTTGAGGTAGTCAAAGTTTTTCTTGAGGAACTCATCATTGAATGAGCCACTGGGTAAAGACTTAACTGGGTAGGACTTACCTAGTACCTGGTAGAGACTGGCTGCATCGAACTCACCCTCAGTAACATAGATACGTTTACTAGATCCTGCATTAAAGTCAGGACCAAATAGGTCAGTCAGTGCTCCTCGTTCCTTAGTCCAGAACTTCTTCTCGTCATGCCCTCTATACTTAACATTATTTGAGTACTTGAATGCGTACCTAACTGGAACGCCACTCTCACCATACTGCAACTGAATGTTGTAGAGTTTGGCTACATCCTCATCCAGTCCTCTGATGCCATCGAACCTACCACTGATTATCTTTGTGTTACGTAGGTCTACCTTTGGTGTGGGCATTGGATAAGTTTCCTCAGCCCAAGCAAACATCTTAGCCCTGTTTGGGTATCCCCTGTCACAAGACTTACAGTGACCAACCTTTGACACTACGTTGTAGCTGAATGCGTCACTGCTTCCACAGTCCTCGAATGGGCAAGGTTGATGGTTTATCTCGTTGCTGCTGTTTACTATCGCTGTCATTGTTACACTGTTCCCTTTCAATTGAACGTTGTCTCTCTTCCTCAGTCATATCACGAATGCATTTTGATGTCATCCTTTTCTTCCCTTGGATAGTACACTAAAACATATGAGCTACACTCAGGGCAACTAAGGTTTGTAACCATGCTGTAGTCTCCAAATAGATAGGTCTCTTCTTCATCAATGTCGTGGTCTCCACCCCAAATTAATTCAGACTTACAGTGCCAACATTTCATGTGTAATCCTCATACATTCTTAAAGCTTCCCAAGAGATAGGAAATAACTCCATCATCTTATCTTCTATTTGTTCTGCTACAAGTCTAGTCTCATACTGAGCATCAGTTTTTAGTCGTAGTCCACACATCTTTGCAAAGGCATGTAGTGATCCTGACCAGTACCACTCAGTCATCATAGACTGTGGCAGTACCATACGTGCTTGCTCTGGTGCTACACCTTCTTTTAGTAAATCTTTGTAGGTACACATAGCATGGAAGTAAGCATTATCCTCTACATACTTTGTTGTATCTACTTCCCAATATTCTGCTAGATAAGACTTATCATCTGGGTAGTCTTCAATATCATCCTGTAGGAAGACGTTAACAAAACCCTTACCACTTCCCTGTTTCTTATCGTCAGACTTTTCTCTCCAGTTATTTGGTACATAAAACTCAGGCTCACTGTCAACGTAACGCCTACTGATTTCATTCCAAGGCATGTACTCATGCTTCTGTAGCTGACGTGCTACAAAAATAGGAGCTTTGATATGGAACGTAGAAAACGCATGATTAAATGGTGACTTGTGTTTGTGTTTAGCCAGGTAAGATATTAGCTTGGCATCCTTGGGTGTTAACACTAACTGCTCACCATTGTGAACTCGTGGCATCCAGTCAGACTTCTTTCCAAAGCTAACCCTAGCTGCGTTTACTACAGCCAAATCGCTACCCATGTGATCAACGTAGGTTACTTCAATCATAACTTTTTCCTATATTCTTTGGTGCGTAGACCTCACCATTGTACTGGCTACCAGTCTCAGTGTCTGCCCCAAAGTTACACCATGCCAGGATAACTAGGATCGCCATGATCCAGTAGAATGAAACCTTACACCACTTGATAAAGCCCTCGAATGTTTTCTTAGCTTCTATCTCTGCTGATTCACTAGGTGTCATTGCTGTACCTCTACCTCTAGACAAGCCACTGTCTCTGACTTGTGCGTTACCATCTTGGCTGCTTTGCTCAGTTCAATCTGGCACTCCTCCAGTGTGGCGTAGTTGCCTAACTGGTAGTGCTCCACTGTCTGTGTGCTGAACAACTGCATCCACACTAATACAAACATCATTCTTCTGTCTCCTATTTCTTTTCTGTTATCTCTTTTATTCTCTTCAATCTCTTTTCTAAAAGAACAATCCTATTTGCTAATTCTATTTTTCCTTTTGTGTCACATAAATATTCTACTCTATCTGCGTCATCTATTAAAACATTGGATACCATACTTCCCCCTTATCTCTCTGTTGTTTAACATCATCTAGTATTCTCTTTAGGTTGTTTGCCTTTTTGTTTTCTCCATCCCACTCAAGGTCACTGATGTCCCTCTGTAGGTCTATAATATATTGTTGTACAGCAACAACTTTCTCTTCCTCGTATCTTAAGTGTCTCACAATTCATTCTCCCTATCCAGTGTGTTACTTCATCATGTGGATCATCTATCCAAGTCTTCCCTTTCCAGTTCAATTTGTATGTCCCTCCCTGTTATGTCAGATAAAGCCCTTACTACATCCTTAGTTCCTTTCTCAAATCCTTCATCGAATGCGTCAGCTATGTCTTCTTTGTCGCTATGTTTCTTATATAGGAAGCCTAAAAGAAATGCCAAGACTCCTACTAAAATTGTTATTGGTTCTGGTAAATAAATATTCAATGGTATATCCTCAGTTCTTTTTCTTTTTGCCACTTGTGAAAGTCTTTTGACGTCAAGTCTTTCTCTTCCATAAACCATTGTAAATCATATATTGCTTCTAACAATTCACTATTAGCTTCAAGTAACCTTTCTATTAAGTCTTCCTCAGTCTTACACTTTAGTCTTGCCATGACATCCTTGAACTTAGCATCAGACATAACCTCCTCCTTTGGATTTACTTAAAGTATTACTTGTAGTTTTATTAACTACAAAAATAAAAGATACTAGTTTATTCTATTAGTAATACTTTAAGTTAGTTATACTCACACTATTTCATTTCAAGTATGACAGATTGTCTCACCACCCAATATATATCATTACTCCTATGTATGCAGCGTTGAGTGCAATCGCTATTATTTCATATGTTTCCATTAGGTTAACTCCCTCTTTTTAACTTCACATGTTATACCTTTCATGGCTAAATATTTTTTTACTAGCCTGTCTAGCTCTGACTTGTCTTTGGTAGAGTGATAAGCAAAACACTTACCACCCTTTCCTTTTATACGTATCACATACTCCATTAGTCTAACCTAGAGTCTGACCATGCATCAAGTCCATAGGATTTAAGAACTCTGGCTGCTGCTCTCGCACCCTCTTCCTTGCAGCTTACGTTCTGGAAGTATGACATACTAGGATTCCACCACTGAAACCTTTTACCTGTGTAGTCCTTTTCCAATCCCATGTTACGTAGTATCTCACGTTCCTCACGCCCAAGCTTAGTATTACCCTTGTGCTTTGGTTGGACTGTGACCCACGCAAACCCACAATCAAACTGATCATGTCCATCAAGATACTTCTCAATGTATCTGTCTGTTGCAACTACTGCTGCTGCGAATGCTTCACCTCGTACTGTCTTAGCTGAATGTATTGATAGTTCCATTTTATTTTCCTTTCGTTTCATACTACTTATATGTGTGTTGTGTAAAATCATTTCAACCCTAGCTCACAAATTTTTTTTCGATAGTACAGTGTGTATTTGTACTGTCTGATGTTAGAGTGTAGTAGCCTTTGTGATATGTAAAGGTATTAAAACTTTTTTCAGCCTTGTTAATTGTTATGTGCTTTATTGCAGCACGTCTAGCCTTGCGACTACTCTGGAAGCAATCAACAAAACGATCATCATATTCCATACTCCTTTCATTCCAGTCTCTTGCTCTTAATAACCATACATGTTTCATTTCTATCTCCAATCTGTACTGTATTCTGGATCTATTGGTGCAATACCTGATACGTGTAATTGCTTCATCCTTAAGATCTCTTGGTGGCGTGTAATTGCTTCATCCTTAGTCCAACAAATCTCCCAGTGATCATTTAGATACACTGGATTATCTGGGTCTCCCCACACTTGGTCAGGTGTACCAGTATTACTTCTGACTGTGTAGAACACCACCCACAATTTACATTCATCATCTATCAGTCCATCAAACATTGTCTGTCTCCCAATCTATCCAGTCATAGTAGTCTGATATTTGTTTGTAGTTCTGGGGTGATATTCCTATCTCTTTATCCCAGTCTATAGTCTGTAAGTAATCCCTGACTTGTTCATACTTGTGGTCATCATCAACACCCACAGATACTTCATACTCTATGGTTCTATTTACCCTTACTTTAATTAGTTTCATTTTATTAACTCCTTTTGTTTTTCTAATCCTTTTAGCAGCATTGCCTCTGCTTCCTTTTTATTGCCACGCCTCAACTCTTCATATGCCCACGATACCCAACTGTAAGCCTCTGGATCTATCAACTCTGGGTCAGGTCTTAGGTCTACCTTTTGCCATACAGGATCAACCTTTGTAGCACCTACCTTATGCTCATTCAGAAATTCTACTAGTTGCTCCTTAGATACTGGCACTTCAATCTGCTCCCAGTCTCTTGGGAAGTAGCGTTGTGCATCTCTCTGAGTGCCAACCCATTGCCCCTTACTTGATTTATACAGTCTCATTATCAACCCTCATTCTAACATCTAGCCTCCAAGTAAATCCTGTTAGTGTCTCAGGTGTTGCTAGACCTAACTCAATTATGTGTTCAGATATTGCCTCAGCTACAGTGTCTATTGTGTGGCACTCCAGATCCTCAGCCCCTATTATTACATCTTTAAACTGCATCACCTAAGCCCTCCTTAGCTAGTATGCGTAGTACGTAGTGTAGTGGTTGATCACCTAGCACGATCCAATCCTGTTTGCTTTCACTGTATCGCTTGGCTTTTGCCATAGCTTCAATGTCACTAGGTATTTTGCGAGTAGCTAGAACGTTTTCCATAGCTAGTATTTGGTTGAGTGTTACAGTCATTTCATTTTTCCTTTTTCTTTTGTATGTACTTATTAAGTAAGCATTAATTTTTACAATTCAAGTAGTGTTATAATTATTTTTTACTGGTGGCTTTCCCTCCTGTTCATCTAGATCATAAAAGCTAGGCTCTATCCTATAATTCTTAACGTTATCTGATTGTAAAATAATCAGGCTAGGCAAACGCTCCTTGAGCAATTGATACCCATTAGGTGTAAACCTTGCCCATATACTAGGCACTGTCTTAAAGTTTTTACCATTAAGCTTTGCATCACAAACTATAGCCCATGATTTAAATTGCTCCTGTTTGTGCCAAGGTTCTTTTTTATACATCACTCTTTACCTCTCGCAATTAAATTTCCACAAGAGAAAACAATTTCTTCTAGGGCTTCCCTTACTTCAATTGGTATTGCACCAGAGCCTTTCACCTCTATTGCTAACTCCTGTATGTGTTCAAGCTTACTAGTTAACTGCGTTATTTCTGTTAACACTTCCAATGCTGCACCAGTAGCATGATTTATCCTGATTAGATTATTTTTCATCGTTCAATATCCTTTCAATAGTATTATTTATTTTACATAGTTTAGTTAGGGCTTGCGTTTGTTCTAACTCATTACAAAAAACGCTTGTCGCTTTTGTAGTTAGACCATCCAGATATTCACTTAGCCTATACAGTTTTCTTTTTTGATATGTCATAGTATCAGTTATCATTTTGCATTCCCTCCAATAGCTCTAATGCCTGTTCATAGTTGTATATGTTACTCATTATATCACTCATTTCTGCACTCACATAACTTGGCCTTACGCCTTGTCTAAAGCTTTTCAATTCGTTCTTAAGTGTAGTTATCCTTTCAGTAATTGCTTCACTTAAACTCTCATAGGTTTGTCCATTTGATAACCAAAATTTTAATAGCTCAGGTATTCTATCAGGTGTTATCATTTCATTCTCCCTCTATGCTCTTGACGTATTCTACATAGTCTAACGCTTCCTTAAGCGTCCAAAACTCTTGAATGCATCCTTCATCCCTTACGTGCCAAACTTTTAAACCATACTCATTTTTTACTTGTTCAATTTTTACTTGTTCAATTTCCATTTATCTATCCCTTTTTTATTTGTTGCTGTTATTAATTAGGTAAACACTAATGTTTGTATTTCAAGTATTTACCTAACTATTTTTTATTTATCTTATAACCTCCTGATTTAATGTACTTTTCTCATGAAATTGGTTTTGTCTTTTCTTATCTCTTGGCCTTTACCACGTAGTACTACAAAACAATTCTTTTTATTGTCCAAAAACCTTGCGTCATGACTATCACCATCAACAGTATCAAGAGTTATACCATCAACAGTAATTGTATTTGGTACGCTGTATAGATAGCTCTTTTTATCTTTTGCTTTGTTAGTAGGTATATCAGTAACAATAGCTATGTTTGAGCCATGCTTTAACGCTGTAGGAATAAAGAGCGAATTGTTTTCAGATAGACTGAAAGTCATGCTGTAAAAATCTTTATAAGGATTTTCAACAATCCTGTTTATATCTTTTACATAATCATAAACTTGAATGTTTAAGCTTTTACATAGGTCAAACAATTCAGGAAATAACTTTTCAAATTTTACTTCACTAAACACGTTTGGTCTAAATGCCATGCTAATATTTTTCTTAGCTAGTAACTTTTGCTTCAACTCTATCTCTCGCAATAACTTAGCTTTGAATTGGTCTCTATATTTAAACCAAAGTATTGTCCTGATAATTCTGGCTATTGCGACTTTGTGTTCACCATCAGTAGCAATCATAAACTTTTGACCCATGCCAGTAAACATAAGACAAGCTTGTGCACATCCCATGCTCAAACCATTGCAAGTATTAAAACCTGATATGAAATGTGGAGCTAGTGATAAACCAAATATCTCTAAATCATTATCTAGATTAGCAACATCTTTACTGATTTTAGTATTTTGTCCAATTAGTTTAGGAAGCTTTGACCATATCAATTGACCATTACTATCTAAAGCTTGCTCAATTTTTTCATAAGCAATTCTTTTACAATCACTAATAAAAGTATCAGTGTTGCAATGCTCTTTCATAGCTCTTAAAGCTTGTCTTGATTGATCTTTGTAGGTCTCAAAATCATTTTGATTTACTATCATGT